GAAGTACAATCGCGGCGAATACACTGGTGCGGCGGATGAGTTCCTAAAGTGGAACAAGTCTAACGGCAAAGTCCTGCAAGGTCTTGTGCGTCGCAGAGACGCCGAAAGAGCTTTATTCTTAGCCGGGGGCTAGATGTATCTTACAAGCAACATCCCGTATTTTAGCAGCTGGAGATTGGACGTTGGGTCAGGGCCGGTGGCCGAGTATTGCCCGGACTTGTCAGACGAAGAAGTGCCGAGGCCGAATTTCTGCCAGAGTCATGATGACTTGTGAAGCCTGTGTGGTAAGATTCGTTTAATTGCGGACGCTGAATCAGCATCCTTTCGTTGGCTTGTTGCCATAGTGAGGTGCTGTACGGCTTACGTGATGCAATACTCCTCTTTGCTGGAAGACCTGCGCCGATATTTGGAGCGCGGCTTTACAGAAGAGAGCGACCCCACCGTCTACGACCAGTTGCCGAGACTTGTTGCTCTTGGCGAGCGTCGTTGTGCCACCGAGCTGAAGGTTCAAGGATTTCAGCGCACGGTCTCAACGCCTCTTCAGGTTGGGGTCTCGACCCTGCTGAAACCAGACCGCTGGCGCGACACGATCAGCATGTCTGTCGCTGGGTCGCCCATCTTTGCCCGGTCCTACGAGTACGTGAAGAACTACTGGCCAGACTCCGCAGTCACAGGCCCGGTTGAGTTCTATACCGACTACGACTACCAGCACTGGCTGATTGCGCCGACGCCGGCCACGGTTCAGACCCTTGAGGTCTTGTACTACGAGCTGCCACAACCTCTTGACGATGCGAACCAGCAGAACTGGCTGACGAACTACGCGCCAAATCTGCTGCTGTACGCATGCCTACTGGAAGCCACTCCTTTCCTTAAAAACGACGAGCGCATCGCAACATGGCAGTCAATGTACGACCGTTTCGCACAAGCAACCAGCGGTCAGGATCTACAGAAGATTCTCGACCGGACAGCAGTGAGGATTGAAGCATGACGGCGTGGACGGATACTTTCGGTGGGGCCAACATATATCCGAGCGAAATCACGTACAGCGAGATCACTCTTGCTGCCAACGTAACGCTGAATTGGCCGACAGAGGCATCTGCTTCGTCTGACTTCGTTACTAGCGTGATTGATGTAAATGCCACTGTCGCGGGTTGTGTCATCACGATGCCGGCGGCAAATGCTGCGGCACCCGGCATTACTGTACTGTTCAACAACATCGGCGCGAACACGTTCACCGTGAGAAATGCTGGCGGCACACAGATCATCAGCTCAACCAGTGGTACGGTGTGGCAAGCGTATCTCGCTGACAACTCGACAACGGCCGGCACATGGAGGTCGTTCCAGTACGGCGCATCGGTGTCTGCGGCTCAGGCATCCGGCTTGGCTGGTACTGGCCTGATCGCAATCGGCGCAGCTCTGTCGCAGACGATGCCGGTATCGAATTTCTTGGTCAATTACACTGCTGGAAATCCTGACATTGGCGTCGTGCAGAACTGGACCGGAAGCGGCACCGGCACACTGACGCTGCCAGATCCGTCTGTGGTGTACACCAGCTGGTTCATCGTTGCGAAGAACAGCGGCGGTGGCGCGCTTACAGTTACTCCCGGCGGCACCGCAACAATCGATGGGTCTTCCACGCTGACGCTGCAGCCATACGAGTCGTGCATCATCATTCAGGACGGCACTGATTTCTACACAATCGGCTTTGGACAGTCTGGCACGTTTGCGTTCGACTACACGACGATTAGTGTCGCGGGGTCTGGCACGTACACCTTGAGCGGGAGCGAACTCAACCGGATTGCGTACAATTTTACAGGCGTGCTCACCGGCAACAAGATTGTCGAGGTGCCGGCCACGATTCAGCAGTATTGGGTCACCAACTCGACCACTGGTGCGTACACACTGACGGTCAAGCTGTCTGGCTCGACCGGAATTGTGATCAATCAAGGCGCTCGCGGCATCTACTACTCCAACGGTTCTGATGTGGTCAACGCAGAAACGGCAGGCCTCTCCATCCCAGTAAGTATTGCGAGCGGCGGCACCGGAGCTACAACGGCGTCTGCAGCTCGTACAAACCTTGGCGGTACATCGGTGGGTGTTGCGCTGTTCACTGCTGTGAACGCGCAGGCTGCACTGGCCGCACTTAGTCCCATTTCCGGCGGGACATTCTGATGGCGGTGTCAACCACACTGATTGGCTCGCAACCCGGCATAAAGCGGGACGGCACCAGTTTTGATGGCGAACACTACATCGACGGGCAATGGGTCAGGTTTCAGCGTGGAAAGCCTCGCAAGATATGGGGCTTCCGGTCCATCAGCAAATTCCTGCAAGAGATATCCAGAGGCATAACCTGCTGGGCCGAGAATCACTACCAGTATTGCCTGAGCGGATCGGAAAACTACCTTGAGTCGTTTTCTATAGACAATGGCGGCAACGCCTCTGTTATAACTGACAGAACGCCCGGCACTTACGCTGCTGGCACAGTCACCTTTGTGTCAGGCTCAGGAGGACAGGTCACCAATGTAACAGTAAATGGCGTGACAATTACGTCAGCTTCGGTGCCATACGCGACAAGCCTCAGCGCAACAGCTGCAGCCGTTGCTGCCAACATCAACGCATATACATCAGCGCCAGACTACACGGCCGCTGCTGTCGGTCAGGTGCTGACGATAACTGCGGTCACGAAAAGCACAACGCCAAACGGATACGTTGTTGCCTCGTCCTATACCGTTATGGGACTAACCTTCACGCCGATGGCTGGTGGCGGAACTCCTCTGGATGTCTCGCCCCTGAATACGTGGATGTTCGATTACCAGTATTCGCCGAGCGATGTGAAGAACTACGTGATCGCGCACGTTGGTCAGAATCTGGAGTGCAGTTATGCCGACACGGGTGGACAGATTTTCTACGGCGAGGCTGTCAGCTCTGACAAGCTGGTGGAGATAGCACTCCCAGCCAACATGAATGCAACGGGTGGGATCGTGGTTCTGCATCCATACCTTGTTTACTACGGCAGCAACGGAATGATCGGCTGGAGTGTCCCGGGGGATCCAACAGATCTCAGCGGCTCTGGCTCTGGTCAGGCTCGACCATGGAGCCAGAAGTTTATCAAAGGGCTTCCGCTTCGTGCCGGTGGTGGCAATTCTCCTGCAGGAATCTTCTGGGCGTATGACGCAGTAATTCGCATGTCGTATGTCGGCGGGACTCCAGTGTTCAGCTTTGACGTATTGATGACCGCAAGCTCCATCATGTCGGCCAATTGCGTGATCGACTACGACGGAGTGTTCTACTGGTGCGCAGTTGATAGGTTCCTGATGTTCAACGGTGTCGTCAGAGAGATTGAGAACAATCTCAACATCAACTACTTCCTCGACAACATTCAACAAAACAGCCGCGAAAAAGTATTCGCATTTAAAGTGCCGCGTTTCGGCGAGATCTGGTGGTGCTATCCGCGTGGCGATGCAGAGGAGTGTACGCACGCGATCATCTACAACGTGCGCGAGAACACTTGGTACGACACTGAGCTGCCGAATTCCGGCCGGTCTGCAGGTATCTACAACTCGGAGCTGCTGTCACCAGTCCTGACTGGCGTTGACCAAACGGTAGACGGCTACAAAGTCTGGCTGCACGAAAGAGGGCTCGACGAGATTGATGGCCAAGACATCAATGCCATCAACTCGTATTACACCACATCAGATCTGTCGCTGCCGGCCACGCAGAGTGTGGATGCGCGTCTGCGAATCACTACAGTTGAGCCAGACTTTGTGCAGGCCGGGCCGATGACGCTGGTCGTCAGTGGGCGCGCAAACGCAAGGGCACCAGAGCAGGAAACGGCAGTGGTGACGTATCCAGAAAATGCACTCCAGACATACGAGCAAGTCGTGATGCTAAAGGCCCAGTACCGGCTTATGAATCTGACTTTCGGCAGCAATGCGCCGGGCGGCGATTATCAGGCCGGGCAGATCATTGCACACATCGACACAGGGGATCACACCAAACTGTCATGATTTCAATGACTCGACCAACAGGAATGACTTTGCAGCAATGGGCTGATCGGGTCGTGCTCGATCTGGATGCATACGGTCCGCTGCAGAAACTGAAAGACACCAACTGGCAGGGATGGGCTGTGCAGCTGCCAGCCATTATCAGTTTGGGATACATAGCAATTCCAAATCCATACCAGTTCACCGACTGGAAACTGTGGGCAGAATACGTATGCGGGGAGCTCGCGTGATGTACGACGATATTAACTTGCCAGAATCAGTGATGCGGCCCGGCCACAACCGGGTTGCGCTGACGATCCATGCGTTTGACCCAGATAAGGGTCAGCTGGACAACTACCTGCGCTACAAGAATGGCGGGATGCACAGCGCGGCCGAGAAGGTGCGCAAGGCTGGACGCCGCGACGACACGATTCTCCTGCATGTGAACGAGGAAGAATTCAAACAGCTCCGCGATCAGTGGGGCGATCCGATCATCAACCCTGACACTGGTCTGCCTGAGTACGGCTTCCTGAAGAGCCTGAAGAAAATTCTGAAGGTGGTTGCGCCGATTGCGCTCGGCTTTATGGTGCCGGGGATTGGTGCAGCCATTGCAAAAGCCGGCTTCATGGGCATGTCTCAAGCAACCGCCACTGCGCTAACCGGAGCGGCCCTTGGTGGCGCTACTGGCGGCAAGAAAGGCGCTCTCATGGGGCTTGTTGGTGGGTTTGCATCAGTCCCCGGTGGGGCTCAGCATGTGGGGTCAAAAATCCCGATGCTGGGCAAAGCAAGTGCGGCCACTCAGACCATGGCCGGCAGGGCCGCTTTGGGTGCTGCCAGCGGTTATGCTACCGGCCAAGACCCGCTCAAGGCGGCGCTCGGATCTGCAATGATCGGCAGCTTCGCCGACAAGGCCGCAGGCTCAAACTTCGTGCAAAACCGCTTGGCCAACTCGCAGCTTCTACAGCAGGGCGCGTTGGGCGCATTGCGTGGTGCTGAGGTGGCAGGGATGACTGCCGGAGACCCGATTAAGGGCGCAGGCGTTGGAGCATTGATGGGTGCCGGTCAGGCAGCCCTTGAGAAATTCAAGAACCCCGCAGAAGCCTCTACTGGCTCGCCTACGCCACAACAGGCCGGCGGTGAGCCAGAGACAAACATCTGGACAGGGGAGCAGGTGCCAAGCGCTACAGGCCCGGTTACATCGAACCTGACTGGCTCGTCGGGCATGGCCGCCGCCTCAACCTCGCTGCTGTCTCAGGTCGCGCAGTATCAAACCAAGGCCGAGGCGGTAGCAGCTGCAGCCCAGACCGTTGGTGCCAACCCTGACACCCGGCCGGTGTACGACGCCCTGACCAATTTCACGATGTGCGACACCGCACAGAATTTCGGTGCCTGTCTCGCGCAGAACTGGGATAAGTTCAATGCATCGGTTGCACAGCATGCCCCAAGGCTCGGAGCGCCTCCAGCAGCGCCCACAGCCGCAACGCTGGCCGGTATCCCTACACCACAAGCAGCCCCTCCGCTGAAGATGGCTACAGGCGGTCTGGCAGCGTTACAGCACCTTGCGGTTGGTGGGCCGGGCGACGGACAGGACGATGAAGTGCCTGCAGTGCTGGAAGATGGCGACTTCATCATCACGGCGGACGTTGTAAGCGCTCTGGGGTCTGGATCCACCGAGGGCGGCTTCAGGGCTCTCACCCAGATGGTTCACGATTTGACGGGCGGTGAGATTCAGCCTGAGACCGGCGGCGAGGTCAACGCGCTGCTTTCCAATGGTGAGTTCAGGATTCCCCGGGCGGCTGTTCAGGCAATCGGCGGCGGGTCGATCAATACTGGAGCGAAGAAGCTCCGACAGCTGATGAAAGGCGCTCGCAAGTCTTACCGCTCAGTCAGTCACGACAAAATACCGCCCAAGGCTAAATCGCCTTTGGCCTACATGAGGACAGCATAATGGCCGGTCTTTTTGAAGGCGGCGTGACGAGCGCGCCAAGCTCGGCCACCACAACAGCCAACCAAACTCCCCAGTGGTATCAGGATCTGTCTTACGAGCAGATGATGAAGGCCAGAGCGGTCGCTAGTCGGCCGTATGAGACATACGCTTTGCCTACAGTGGCTGAAGCTACCCCGGATCAGCAGGCCGCGTATCAAGGCGTCAGGCAGAATGTTGGCGCATGGCAGCCGTCTTATGATGTGGCGATGAAAGGATTCCAGTCGCTGGGCGGCGCCGACCCGGGAGTACAGAGCGGCATAGGCTATATGCAGGCCGCCGCCGGGTACAATCCGATGCTCAGTCAGCAGCCGTATCTCAACTCGGCAGTGGGTCGAATTAACGAAGGCCAGCAAGTTTCCGCAGCGTCTTTGGCCGAAGATCAAAGGCAATATCTACGACCGGATCTTGCTAACGCCGGACTGAATCAGGGGCAACAAACCTATAGCAGAGCAGGTGCTCTTGACTCTGTCGGCGCATCGCAGCCCTATTTTGGGCAGGCGGCAGGCGCGACACAGCAGGCTATCAGCGAGCGCGCTCTTGCGGCCGCACAGCCGTATCTGCAGTCGGCCGGGGCCAATGCGGCCGGCGGCACAGATCAGTACATGAATCAGTACAACTCTGCAGTGACAGATCAGATTGCAAGGCTGGGCGCGAGGAACCTCAGAGAAAACCTGTTGCCGGCGCTGGGCGACCAGTTTGTCGCGGCCGGTCAGTTCGGAGGCAGCAGGATGGGTGAGTTCGGTCAACGGGCGTTGCGCGACACGCAAGAGTCGGTACTTGCTCAACAGGCTCAAGCACTGCAGCAGGGTTACGGGCAAGCTCTTGCCGCGTCACAAGCCGATCTTGCGCGGCAGGCGACGCTTGCTGGCACGGCCGGAAGTATCGCTGGTGCAGACTTGTCCCGCACGCTTCAGGGCGCTGGGCAGTACAGCTCAATGGGGCAAGCAGCAGGGCAGCTCACTCAGGGGCAGCAGCAGAATCTCACCGCGATTGGTCAAGCTCAGACTGCGGCCGGCGCCGGCCAGCAACAGACCGGCCTATCGGCGCTTGGGCAAGTGCAACAGGCAGAGCAGGCAGATCTGGCCAGAAAGCTACAAGCCGCAAGCCAGTTGGCGTCAATCGGAGGGCAGCAAGCAAGCGCCACCGGACAGTACAGCGGCCAGTTGATGAATATAGGGTCTGGCATAGCAGGTGCCAGCAGCGGCGACGCATCTCGCCAGCAGTCAGCGCTGCAAGCGCTTGCAAATGCTGGGCAGACTCAGCAGGGTCTGATTGCTAGCGATTCGGCAGCGCTTGAGGCGATTGGTCAAAGCCAGCAGGAGCTGCAGCAGAGACAGCTGGATGCCGCATACAGGGACTATGTGGCGCAGCAACAGTATCCGCAAACGCAGTTGGACTGGTATCAGGCTCAGCTACGAAACACCGGCCAATACCTGCCGAACACAACAACGCAGAACGCGACCACGCCAATTGCGACTCCGTCACCGTTGTCGCAAATTGCTGGGCTGTATAGCATTGGTCGAGGCAT